TATCTTTTGTAAAGATTTACAACAGAATTATATAGCAAAAAGAAAGGGGTGTCAAGCACCCCCCCTCCTCATTCATTTACCCTCAAATCCTGGCGGTAGTGTCCCAAAGTACGGATCATAATCAAAAATTGGTTTCCAATCTTCAATATTTGAAGAATCGTTTTTCCAAAAATTCCACAAACCTTCATAACTTGATTTATGAAAAATATCAATATGATCTGTATGAATAGAAGAACCTAGTTCAATCTTATAAAGAAATAAAGGAATTGCGTAAGTATTTCCAGAATTATAAATCAAATCATCTGCAACTGCTCTGGGTTTAACTCCATTATCAATCTTATACTTATCACCACGAACATGAAAATTAATTAGTTTCTGTGCATGATTTCTTGTAATCAAATAGCAAGCAGTAGAAAAATCATTTACAAATCTACGATGTAACTTCATATGAACTTGCGCTGGATTAATAATTGCAAGTTGGACTACATCATAAGCATAAGGAACTTTACAGAAAAAATCTTTCCAGGTAAATCCCCAATGTCTTACAGTATCCAAATCGCAATCATCCTCCATAATCAGGGCACAAGGAGAATCAGAAGTCTCTAAGAAGTGCTTCAGTGCCTTCAGATGCGAAGTTACACAACCTACCTCACCAGAAGACATCATATCAGGATAACGACCTTTAAGAATCTCCCCCAAGTCTCTACCATCCCTACCATCATAGGCAGAGATACGAGTATAATCTTCAATTTCCCAATACTTAAATTGACCTTCCATATACTCTGCTCTTTCTGGTTGTTCATCCAGATTCAGATAATAAATGGGAGGAAGACCCTTGAGTTTATATGCTGCTTTATTTTTATCCATTATTCGGAAAGAATACTTTCAATAATTTGATTGAAGACTTTTGTTTTATTGGCAAGAGGATCTTCAGACCCTCTCCAATTAGAATGCCAATTAGTAGCAGCACGATAATGAAGGAACTTACCATCCAGATGTAACTCAAAATTATATCCGCCAGCATCTTTTTGCAAATCAATATCGTTGTAATGAGTTGGATACTCTGGAGATTCTTTATCAGTTACCTTCATATCAATTTTATTTCTTTTAAAATAATGATAGGTCTGACCACCAGTATCAAGCATATGCCCATCAACATAATCGATATTAAATTTAATATCTGAGTCCAATTCCATAAGTTTTGGCATATTGAAAAACATAATGCCATTCCACATATACTTAATGTGTCCTCTAACTTGTGGAAGACCTGCGACCACACAATCAGAAACATATTCTTCAATATCAAAATCATCAATCAGAAACATATCAGAATCTGACCAAAAAACTACATCAGAAGAACATTTCTTTTTTACAATTTTATCAAATGCCCATTGAATTACATTACCAACTTTTGTTGATGGATCACTGTGCTCCAAATCCGTTGGAGTTTTATAATATTCATATCCATCGACAGAACAGATATTTTTAAACTGCTCTGTTATTTGTGGATCTATAGAATCATCAACAATATGAAATGTATATTTGTTCTTCAAAAATTTTTTAAAAAGTTTATCCTGAAGAACTACAAAGTCTGGACGATTAACGACCGAAGTAAAAATGTGAATCATAGTTGTGCAACAAGCCAGTCTTCAAGTTTCATTGATGGTTTCCAACCAAAGGTATTGCAAAGTTTCTGATTGTTAGCAAGACTTATCATCGCCTCACCTAGACGAGGAGCAATATTAACTGTTTCATGATTAAACATTTCAGCAATTTGATTAATGGAATAGTTATTACCAGTTCCAACATTATAAACTTGACCAAATGCTTCTGGGTCAGGATTTGAAATTGCTGCCATAATATTCGCACTTACAACATCACCAACATAGGTAAAGTCACGACGTTGATTTCCATCACCAACAATTGTCAATGGATCTCCTGCGGAACGTTGGCGTAGGAAAATACCAATCACAGGAGCGTATTGACCCCTAAGAGGTTGACGTTCTCCATATACGTTAAAGTAACGGAAACAAACTGTTTGAAGACCAAAAAGATCTGTATACATCTTACACAGTTTTTCCCCATTAACTTTCGAAACTGAATAAGGATTCAAACAGTCATCAGATTGAGTCTCAACATTAGGAGTTTCATTCAACCCATATCCAGAAGAAGTAGAAGAATACATCACACGCTTCACACCTGCTTCACGGGCACATTGAAGAACAGTTACTGTTCCAACAGAGTTGATGCTGACTGCTTCAATAGGATTTTCAATGGCAGGTTGAATACGTGCTTCTGCCGCAATATGAAACACATAATCTACACCATCATAAAGAGGGCGAGTGTTTTCATAATCACGGATATCGTATTTGTAATTTTGTGCTTTATCATTCCAATAAAAATGATCATGAGCATCAGAATACTCATTATCAATTACCACAACTTCATGACCCATTTCAAGAAGGCGGTCTACAAGATTAGAACCAATAAATCCAGCACCACCAGTAACTAGTGATTTAGTCATACAACTCTCTCAGGTAAAAAATAGTTTTTATTAAAGTTAAAACATTCTTCAGTGGGATAACTTGTCAATGGATTGACAGTTCCATGATACCCACTTGTTTGGAAGAAAAATGGATCATCAAAAGTATAAACATTAAACCAACGCTGAATCTCAGCAAATCCAATATCTTGATAATCTTCAATTACATAACCAGCATGGTAGGTTATCCTTTGGCACATTCTAACATACTCATCAGTAAGATACAATACTGAATGTCCCCCAAGCATATTATGCACACGATAGAGATCATCTTTAATATGCTCATATTGAACATAAGGTCCAGAATGACCATTCATTCTTCCCCAAGATGAAATACCAAGATATATTGCATCAGCATCATCTGGAACTTCAATCTCTGGACGAAAGTTCTTGATTACGCAGTCGTCCTCAAATAAAATAAAGGGAGGATCTATCTCAGATAGACCCTTGTGATGAGCAGAAGAACATCCAGCAACTGGATTATCTGGGCGAGCAACTCCTTCTACACGAATGATATGTTTAAATCCACATTCTTTCAGAAGGGTTTGCATACTCTCATTCTTTTCAGTATGCTGCCCCAAATTCATGTAAAGAGCAGGTATTTCTCTAAGATCTAAGTTCATTGTGATTCTTCTTCAAGGCAATAATTTTAGGAGCAAATGGATACTCTACATTTCCCATTTGTTCTTCTGCAAAACAATATGAAGGTGTCAGACTCAAAGTTGGTGGATTATCAATTAAATACCGATTCATTTGAGATTCATCGTGCCATAAGGCAATCACACCATTTTCAAGATCTCTGGTTACACGATCTGCAAGAACCTCTGCCATTTCAAGAAATCTCTTTGTAGAACCCCCATTAAATCCACCAGCGTAATAGTGCTCACCTTCCCCACCCACAGGCACGTATGCCAGCGACTGTGGGTTTCTATCATAAGACCTCTGCTCCTTTGGATAGAAGGACTGGTAGGGGTGCTGAGTGGCAACCAGGTCTCTTAGAACCTCATCACCAACCTTATCTACCAGACCCATATCCACATCGAAGTAGAAACAATAATCAAACTGAGAGATAAACTCCTTTTCTTTTACGAAGTAATTGTATCTCTTCAACGTAGGCATTGGCCAAGGTTCGTGGTCAATTTGACAAACTCTTACATTGTCAGATGCTTCTACTTCGTGGTCTGTGAAAAGCAAACACTCAATATCGTGTCCGTTGAGAAAGTTCTCTTCAATGTTATCAAGGAGTCTTTCAACAAACTGAATATACTTGTTTGTTGCAATAGTTAAGATGCAGATTTTCATATCGATTTACTGTAATTATTTTTTAGCAACTATGATTATATTTTTAGTATTTCCACATTCTGAATAATTATTATAAAAAGTAAATCCATCATCCTTTAATTTTGAAACTATACAACTATAATTATCATAAACATTATCAACCATTAAATTATATGTAATATAGACTATCTTACTATTTTTGATTACTTTATCATAATAATTTAATTGAGATTGAATATCAAGTTCTGAAAGAGAATAATTACTAATTAAAAGATCTATATCAGAAATACTATCTAATCGCTCACACGGAATAAATTTAATTTTTGAGTATATCTTTGAAAAGTTTTTTAAATATTTTTCTTGAACTTTTAGTCCCTCAGAAAGATCGACATTTATATATTCATCAAAATCACATAAAACACTTAAGGTTTTACATAAACCACCATATCCACCACCAATTTCAACTACTTTGGAAATCTCTTCATTTTCGCAGATTGAACTCAAGTCTAAACAATTTTTAATATATCTGAGAGTAGTTGGTGATATTTTACCATCACCATAAACAAATTGTTTAGGATTTCCAATCAAATCATTTTCTAAAAATTGATCCAGATTTTCATCATAAATTTCTTTACCAACCTCTTGAATATGGTCAAAATATTTTTGCCCCAACTCAAAATCAACGTGCTCAAGAATAACATTATATTCTGGCAATACTTTAAAATTAGAAAAGACTTCATCATCTTCTAAAATTTTATTACAAATATCAATATATTCTTTTGCATCATTTGGGTTAATGTCCCAACCATTAAAATTTTCCATAAAAATAATTTACAAATTTACTTTAACAACTTTTTAGATAATTCTTCGATTGTACTATGATCAGCAATATTATATATTGGATCTTTGTACTTTAATAATTTTACTTTGGAATACTTATTCATTTTAAATTCATAATTTTCTCTAACTGCAATAGACCATATAACATCTTCACCTTCTCCCCAAACCAATTCATCATTCAAAGGAAACTCTATCATAACATTTTTTTTAGAAACCCAATAGGCCCCAGAAAAATACATGTATTTTGTGAATCTTTCTTCATCATAAGGAAGAAGACACTTCATTCCAGGTTCAACACTTCTGCTAATTAATTCATTCCTCTCACCATAAGTACTCACATTCCTAGGATCGTTCCACATACAAAGACACCAATCACGATATCTTGTTTCATCCGGATTTACAATTTTAGTCATACATAAATCAAAATTATTACCAAACTTCAAAAATCCAGTATACCAATCATTATCAAATTTAATGTAATCGTGCAGATATACTATGTTTTCAAAACTAGCACAATTAGTAACAATATTTTTTTTCTTAGTAATCCAAGATTTTTTTATAGTTTCGTCAAACTTTATTACTTCAGTTTTATTTCTGATAACCTTAGAATTTCCAACGACTATAATTTCATAATTTGGAATATTTTGAACTTCAATGCTATCGATAATTTCATTAATTTTGTCATCTTCCGTTCCATTAGTAATAATACCAAAGGTAAAATCCATAATTTAAATATTCCTACAATAATCGTTTGGCATAATCACTACAAATTCCATGACAATTAAATGCTTTTAGATCAGTAAATACCTCTACTGACATATTCCATTCTGGCATAACAATTACTGATTTTGGAGTATAAGTTTTACCAGGATAAGTCCAAATATAATTTTTACTCGTCAAAGTAAAATCATCCTCTTGGTGCCAAAAATAATTGAACCCTTCGGTTCCATAAGAAAACTCATAGAGTGATTCAATATTTTTACAATGAATCCATAAAAAATCTTTGTACTTAGATAACCAAAACCAATCTACATGATATTGTGGTTCATCGTGACCAAGATAAAATTTTCTATCATACGTATCATATCTAATATCAATTTCAACGTTGAATCCTTCTATTAGTGCTTTTTCCAGATATTCTGGGTTATTCTCTTCCAAAGGATTTGATCCATCAATATTACCTCGATGTGCTATAAGTTTCATTGCTTATAATGCTCCAAGAAATAATTAAGATCTTCAGGAGTTCCAATTCCCCACATCTTTTCAATATCTTTGATTCGAATTTTTTTTCCATCTTGAATTGCTTCATTGAAGACTGGGCAGACATAGAACTCATTATTAGTTCTGATATTTTTCTCAATCATTTGTTCGGCATATTTCACATAGTCAGAACCTTTCTTCCAAAAATAGATACCAACCGTTGCATTATCACTGATTGGTTTTTTCTCAGCAACTTCAGATACAAAACCATCCTCACCAACCTTGGCATAGGACCACTTAGGATGAGTTGCCTTGAAACTAACAATACCACCATCAATACCATCGGCATTAAATGCATAGAGACATTCATTACTGTTCCACTCCACAAACTGGTCAGAGTTTGCCATTACAAGTGGAGAATCATTATTAATGAACTCTTTGGCAAGTAGAGTAGTGCAAGCAGCACCTTCAGTAACACCATCCACCTGAACAATATTGCAGTTAGGAGCAATCAAGTTTAGAAGATATTGAAGACTATACTTCTCATAATGTTCCTTCTGAACAATAAAAGTATAATTTGCTTCAATATTAAGATTCTCAACTACCACTTGAATCATTGGTTTACCATTCACTTCAATCAGTGGTTTAGGAAAGGTATATCCAGCATTCGCAAAGCGACTACCAGCACCTGCCATAGGAATAAGAACATTCATTTTATCAGACTTCCAGGGTACTGCTGTAAGTTTTTTAGATGCAAAAGTTTTAAAAACTTTATCTATTTTTTCTTGATTTAAGTCATATCTATTTTCTATTGCTATTAGATGTGACTTACTATCTAAAGCACCTTGCCTACCAATATGACTATCTTCAAAAATTATAGTGTCTTTTGGAAGTGCATTACAAGCGGTCATACATTTCCAATACATTTCTGGAAATGGTTTATTTCGAGTTACATCTTCATTACTAACACAGTAATCAACAAACTCTAATAAACCCAATCGAAGCAAAACTAATTTGACAGTATTACGAATACTATTACTTGCAACTGCAACTTGATATCCTCTGTGTTTAAGTTGCTGAAAGTAATGCATTAATTCATAGTCGTGCTCTAAATCAGAAAAAAGTTTAAGAGTTTCTTTTTGCTTGTCTTCCCATATTTGCTGATGCTTATCTACTGGAAGTCCCTTTTTTTCAGTGAGCATTGCAAGCTTTTTTGAAGTAGGGAGACCATCATAAACACTGAGGTGCTCTTCCCGACTTATAATATAATCATATGAAACATTTTTCAAAGCACGATTGAGTGCTTCATAATGTTGCTCCCTACTATCAACAAGAACTCCATCAAGATCAAAAATTACTAACTTATTCATACAAAAAATTTATAACAGTATCCTTTGTGATATTAAAAGAATTTAATACTTTATCATCGATCAATAAATCATAATGAATTTTACCCATTACAAGTTGATCGTACTTCAATCCCCAACGATTTAATTGTTGAATAGTTTTAGAATATAGTTCACTGTAAATAAGTGCCACATTCCCTTTGAATTGGGACATTCCTCTTGCAGTATATATGACTATTTTATGACCATCATTATGCAAAGAATTAACCAGATCAATAACACTTTGATCTGGTTCACAATAATCATACTTGTTAGGTCCCAGATGTTCGTACTTGCTAGAACGATAGCAAATAACATCATCAAGATCAAACGCAATAGTTTTTAGTTTGCTCATTTAATAATCTAAGTTTAGATTTAATTCTTTTCTGTATGATTTTATCAGCAGATGAAAAATTTGATTTTATTTTATCTACAAACTCTTTATCAGATAAAACATAGTGACCACAGGTTATTATAAGTTGGTCTTTTGAAACTCCTTTAAGATTAGGAATCCATTTTTTCCACTTACCAGAATTATAGCATATCTGATAGAATTCTTCAAATAATTTATCGTCTTTCTTACATTCTTCCAAATAATACTCAGATTCTATTTGCCCATACTCTGGTGCGATATTAATTGCATCAAGTCCAGATTGAAATCTCATCTCAACATCAAATGAATCTGTAAGATAATCTCCATTATGCTCTTTACTGAGTATTCCAAAGTCCTTTACAACTTGAATAAAATTCTGCAATCTTCGATTATTAAAATTTCCTGTATTTGTTCTTGTAGATAAATCTAAGCGAGTTCCAGACTGAACAACCGCATACTTTATTTGTTGAAATTGGTCACACTCCAATGAATTTTTAAGATATTTTAAAAACCAGTTTAACTCTTTTGGTTCATATTTAAATATTGCTTCTTCAGTTCCAACTTCATACATTACATTAGGATTTTGATTCCAAAGTTGTATCAAAATTTCTTTTGTTTTTTCTGCTGCTTGCTCTATAGAGTTAGAAACTCTAAAAGGATCAATATGGATAAGATCAAAATAAGAACAATCTTCAATAAAGGATTTTACTCCATCATCAGGATCCTTTCCCTGTAATTCCCCACCGTGATCCCTACAAAGTAGAATAGATGAATTTTGTTTTTTTACATACTCAGAAAATATTTTAGTATTCCAATTATTCACATATCCACCGCAGTAATCAACCTGCCTTCTCGAAGGGATCAACCCAACAGAATGTTTTTGCCCATGTTTAATAACACAGTCAACAACATTTTTACTCATCGGGCCTATGTAATACTTGGGGAAACTCATAGGATTTTTACAATCTTTCTTTCGGGATGGTTTTGAAAATCAATAAACTCAAATTTAACATTATACTTATCAACATATTCATAAAAAGCTTTTTGTTCATGATCATTACAATTAGGATCGTAATTATAAATCCACTCATCAAAAACAATAATTGTTCCACTTTTAATGTATGGATGTAAATAATTAAAAATAGTTTTAGTAGAAGAATATAAATCACAATCAATGTGAAGAAGACTAATAGTATCTACCTCTTCCAAATATTGTGGAATAGTATCTTCAAACCAACCTTTATAAAATTTTACGCCATCAATATTAGGAACAATACCATCTGTACTAAAAAATCCCTTATAACACGGTGTATTTGTCCAATCCTCAGGCAATCCTTCAAATGAATCGAAACCAAAAACTTTGTAAGAATCATTAAATTTTTTTCTAATTATATCAATGGTTCTTCCACTATAAACACCGAATTCGAGAATATGTTTATATTCTGGATTAATTATTGAAGACACATATAAAAACTGCTCTTCTAGCAGATTGTGTTGATGCTGACCTGCTGCATTATTAGTAGTCATTTAAAATTCTCCTGAATATTAAGATAAAGGTTATACTTTCCAAAATAATATAAAAACATATCAAGAGGATGTTCGTGAAGTGGAGACATATTCAACCATATTAAAGATGTGAGAATTTCAATATTATTAAAGTTTATGTTTTTATCTTCACAAAATTTCCTAAGAATATTTTTACAATCAATCAAAGATTTTTTAATATAAACATCACAATTTATTTGTTTAGAAAAATCTATCTTAAAATAATTGTTATGTAGCATTTCATGATTAAGAATAAGATTATGATTTAATTTCGCCAGATCATAATTCATATCTCCTGATTCAATTATACCATTAAAATCCTGTCTCCAATCAATTAATGTAAATGAATCTGAGATTAAAATATTGTCCAAGATAAAATCGCCATGAAATCCTGTTGGATTTGGTCCAATAATATCTTTGAAATTTATTTTAGATACAAGGTCTTTAATTCTAGGAACTTTTAAACCATTAATGCAATCAACATTATCAGTTAAATTATGTTTATCTAAAAATTTTTCAATCCTCAATAAAGTTTTATCTTTATAAAATGACAGGGCATTATTATAAAAATTTTCTTGCTCTCTTTCTACCCATAAATTATCATTCGCCCAGTTTAATAATTTTGAAAACTTATCCCTATCTACAACATCTGACATTAAATCGGCATTAATATATTCGTACTTATAAAAGTTTTCAGTACTATCTAAAAGTTTAGGCACTAAGTTATCTAAACTTTTAGTTCTCAAAACTCGGTCATAACAAATTTTTTTATTATGAAAGAACTTAATTACAAAGTCATCAAAGATGAAGATATTTTCATCTTCTTTATCAAGAACATGAATTGTCCCCTTTATTTTTGATCTAGTTCTTTTGAGTGCATCAATATTTCCAATATCATACCACTCATCAACTGATAAGACAGAAAAATCATTCATTTTACGAATAACATGGCAATCACTTAGATCACTGGTACTTACTTTTTGGAGAATATTTTTACAAATTTCCCAAAATACATCATACTGTCTAATACCAGAAACTCCAACATAAACAAAGTCAAAGTTTTGTTCACCTTTCTCATTAATGGAAGCAATTTTTCCATTAACACAATTAATAGTTCTATATGATTGACTGTTATCTCCGGTACCACCGATAGACCAATTAGTAGAAAAATCTATATTTGAAATGTAGTTGTTAGGAAGAACAGTATCACAAGCATGAAAAACAAATGGACATTGCAAATACTCTTCACATAAAGAGATGGAATAAAGTAAACTACTTCCATCACCAGTATAATTATCAACCTCAACAAATTGAATGTTTCGGTCGCTATGTGCAAGAGTTAGATACTGTTTTACATGAGACCCATAATGCCCAAGAGTTACAATAAACTCAACATCTTGTGGATAAGTCTCAATGATATGAGATATAACAGGTTTATCTCCAACCCGAACTAAACTCTTATTTGTGAACTTAGTTAAATTACCAAGTCTAGATCCAAGACCACTAGTTGTAAGTAAAACTTTATACTCTGCCATATTTGTCATCCAATCTTACAATGTCATCCTCACCAAAGTATTCGCCCAATTGAACTTCAACAAATACTAAATCATCTTCCCCAATATTTTTAACTTGATGCTTTGCCTCTTTTGGAATAACAATAATGTCACCTACTCTATAATAATTAAAAACATCATCTATTTTTACTTGAGCAGTTCCCTTCACAATTACCCATATTTCACTCCTTTTAAAGTGATATTGATAACTAGGAGACTCTCCAGGTTTAACAATGATCTTCTTCACCTTTGTATATTCTTCATCTAGAAGATTAGTGTAGGAACCCCAAGGTTTATTGTGTATTTCCATTTTCAACCTTCCAATTTAAAGGCAACAATAGAATTGATTAATCCATTACTATTAAATTTGATAACGTCAATTACATCCAATTTTTCTTCACCATTGACAAGTATGAAGATCTGAACAGCATAAGAAGTTTCGGAATTTGAATAGAACTTAATAGGAGTTACATGAATAGTATTAACACTATTAAAAATATCACAATTCGCAGCGACAACATTTTTCTTACCGCTAGCAAAAATATTCCAGTCTTTTAGTTCTATATCATTAGAGAACATTTCTGAAAGTTCATCAATATTTTTATCAGAAAATACTTTAAAGTATTTGATTAAATCATCTTTATGTTTCATAATTTCAATAACCTAATTTAGAATTGATTTCTTTTAACAAATTAATCTCATATTCAAGACCGTTTGCCATACCAATATTCCAGCAACTGTAACTGGAATTATGAATAGTATTATAAGTCAAATGAATTGAAAATCCATTTCCAACATAAAAAGTTTTTTTATTATGTGTATTTTTAAAGTTATTGAAAGGAACCTCATCAAATCCATCCGAACCAGGAGTCATTACAACCTTCCTCCAATCTTCAGTTTTAATCATAAAAACACTATTTGTGTAATATGGGCAAGTAAATTCTTCAATAGAATAGTCTTGTTTATCAGTTATCCTATCAAAATTACTAATAATATATTCGTTCAAAATAATCTGCGCTTCTGCACAAATACGAATAGGATGAATACCCTTATAATAATGATTAATTTTACTAACCCCCTCATAGAAAGCGTTAGAATCCCAAGATCTTGCTTGTAGTGTGTATTCATTCAAAGGTGAATAATCAACACCCCACAGACCATTTGGCATATTTCTTTTCAAAAAGTCAGAATAAATCTGTTCTTTTACAGATTCATCAGTTACAAAAGACTCAATAAATCGATCAACCAAAGGGATGTTATTAGAAAGTAACGGAGCCAAAATAAAGTTATCATCAGAATCAAGCACTTTAACATTTTCAATCATGTAATCCCATACATGATTTCCAATGAAACAATCTTCATCAAGTTTTACGGAATACTTAGTATCTTGGGATAAAGCATATTCAACTTTTGCCATATAGTTATATCCAGAGTTGAATAAAACTATATTAGTCTCAATACCATCAAGTCTCTCAAAATCAGCAGTATGAGTGGATAAAATATTAACTCGTATTTCTCTTTTATTTTCTTCTTTAATACGATTTAAAAAATATTTTGTTATATTCCAAAAATTAGTGGAACGGTCATGAGCAAGATAATTAATAGTAATCATAATGTACGCTTAAATGAATTTAATATTTACTGGGTATCCAATTCCCACCATGTATGTATACCCCTACTATCGGTGTCTATCCCATAACCGTCTAACAAACACTTCAATGTTGGATACTTTGTGAAATTCCAAAGACCTTCGGAAAGAGCGTGCATATGGGGGAATATAATAGAGTTTGTTGTCCTATATTCCCTAACTGTTTTAGCATTTTGAATACTATAAGTATTCTTACTTCTCATAAACGATAAACAATCTTGATCTTCATTCTGGTTTTTTGCTTTATCTAACTTATCAGTAAACTCTTGAAATACAGTTTTTTTCCATATAGCTGGTTGAAAAATATGACTATCTTCTTTGTAAAAATAATAGTCATCATAACCAGTAAAAATACCATCCTGAGATTCAACCACACTATGATGAGCATAACTTAGCAAATAATCCCAAGAATTTTTGCTCATAAAATTATACATTTCATCTAAAATTTTTCCAGAAACTATCCCAGTAGGAATCCAGTCTTCATGTATAAAAAGAAGATATTCACAATCAATTTCTTTTAAAATAGAATTGATTCTTTTTGTCCATACAATATTATCAGTATAAGTGTGCCTAATCCAACTTTTAGGAATACCATACTTTTCAATATCATCAATTGTATTATTGTATGCAAAATGTATTTCAATATCTTTTACATGTTCGTTTATCTGCCCAATGAGAGCACTCCAAATAAATGAACAATCAGAATGTGTGTAAATGAATAAGGGAATTTTAGATTTCATAGTCTTTTGAGATCAATGTGCGAAGCATAAAATTTTTCTATCGGGAATTGCCAATTTGTATTATGTGGAAAAGTTCCCGATAGTCCTAATGGACTTTCATTATAAAGAACATCTCCATATAAAGAGCATTCTTTTAAATCATATCCCTGTTCTTCTAAAAAAAATCCATAACAACCTTCACAATATCCCGTTTCCTCTTTATTAGATGGTAAAAATTTATCTGCTCCCATATCAAGCATTTTTTTCATTACTTTATTTTTACAAAAAAATATAGGACCATAACACCCAAGACCGGAAAAAACGTATTCATAGTTTGAGTTTAAATTTATATTTTCACCCCATGAATTAAAGTTTCCTATTGTTCTATCAAAATAACATAAAATTGTTAAATCTTTTTTCTTTAAGTAATCCATATTATCTTTTACCACCATAGAGTCGTGTAAAAAATAATAAAATTCCTCATCAGGATACTTTTTATAAGTATGCCAATATGCACCAATCATCCAATTGTGATTTTTAACATCTTCAACAATCACATCATACTTACTTAAACTAGAAAAATAAGTTTTGTCATTTGAATCACTATCAACAACAACTATTTTTTCAACAGGATGATGTTTTCTTATAGATTCAACTAATTCAATGATAAATGGAAACTTTTGATTATACTTACAAGGAATTACAAACATATTTCTTCAATTAACTTTTAATTAAAAATAATAGATCGTCCCATCTCCCCTTTTTATCACGAAGATCAATACATTCAACAACATATTCAATGTCATTATCAATAGATTGGCATACTTTTTCAGATTTATCAATCAACAAATCAAACCATTCAATACTCTGCACATCTTCAATTACAAAAAGTCCATTTTGCTTTAATTTCGGCAAATATAATTCTAAAGATTTTAGTTGACTTTCCAATGTATGCGGTCCATCATCAATAATAATATCAAATTCTCCTATGTTTTCAGAAAACTTTTCATCATAAGCATCGCCAAAATGCATAGTTACGCCAGCAATATCCCTATATTTTTTATCTATTTTTTCATCAGAAATATCAACGCCAATAATAGATTTAGAATTTAAAAAATATTCTTTCCATAATTTTAAAGAACCACCAGTTTCTATTCCAATTTCTAATAAATCAATTTCCTTTTCTCTATAAGTTTTAAATTCTTTTTCATATACATTTTCAATATAACTATGGCAAGTATTTTTATCAGTTCCTCCTTTATCATAACCTTCATTAAAAAAATCAGAATCTAAATTAAATTCTTTCAAAATATCAATCAATTTCATTTTTTTATATTTTAATATTTCATATCTATGTAGATGTCTTTCATATACGTTTATATTAGAATTCCAAAGACTTTTCAAATTACCACCACCCATGCCAATCCAAAATTCGCAGTTATGGCGTATAGAAAGTATGGGGGGAGTTTTGGGAAATTTAATTTCATCAATGGTGGGAAGTTTTTTAATATAAGAAGAATTTGCCCACCAAAAATTTCCAGAATAATGAATAGTAGGTTCATTAACCAAATCAACTCCACAAGAATCATATTCTTCCAATGTATCAAAACACTTTTGATATTGATTAACATTAAAATAAGTCATATATTGACGCCAATCATCTATACAAGGATTATCTGGGGTTGTTACTCCTTTTGTATGAACATATAAAATTTTACAATTTTCATCTATTGAATCTGAAAATGTTTTAATTAAATTTAAAGTAAAAAATTCTCCAGTTTCAACATAAAGATGTTTATGAATTTTAATCTTGCTGTGTGGTTGAACGGTCAATTCACCCCCTCCAACCACAGAAAGATTTAACAAATTAACTTTATCCATCAATCCAGATTGTATTATTTCAGAATAAATTTCATCAAAAATTTCTTGATATTTTCCAATCGTTGCTATGTGAAAATATATTACACTTGGAATGACATTTTCCATAAGTATTTTTTTAAATTATAATCCAATCTGGAAGATAAAGATTGCTGAGATCTTTAGAAGCATCTGGTCCAGCAAACCAAATACTTGGGGCAACTGTTTTTTTACTCTTTGCCAACCAAGAACCCCACCAAGAGAATGAAGAATTAGCAATAATGTGATATGCGCAAAGAGATTGGAGACAAAGATCAACGCCTGTGCTGTTTCCTTCTGCAAAGATAAAACGATCTCCCTGAAAAACTTCTTGCTCCTTACACCACTCAATATCATCAGAAAAGATCATAACTGGAATGTCTTCTGGCATATGAGACAATCCCTGAGCATAATATTCAAGAGTTTGAACTGGATGATGTGGATATTGTAAATAATCACCCCTACGAAGGTGAATGGCAATTACTTCAATATCACCAAAGTTAGACTTAAATGCCTCTTCAGTTGGTTGTTTAATATCATCAACAAATGTGAACGCCTCACGAATTTTATTTTCAATATGCTTAAAATATTTTTCAGTCTGAAAATATCCATAAAGGCTAATATTATCTGGACAATTTTCCCAAAGATTTCGATCTAATCCAAAAGTTGACTCTTGAATTCTTGGGAAATTAGTAACTTTTCTTATAGCATCAGGAATGTTAAAACACTCAAATAATGTAATATCTGAATTTGCACAGTTAATATCGCGTGTTGCGACAACTTGTCTTGGAGGAAGACAATACTCATAACTATGCTTTGCAGCAAGACCACGAAGGGCAGCATATTGAAACATCTGGTTTCCAAGTCTACCCAAATTTCCCAGATCATCATTTGCAATCATATTTTTTCCACAATTAAGTATCCCATATAATTATACAAAAAAAGGAGAGTTTATGCAACTCTCCTTAGGTATTTCAGGCTCGCCACTTGCCCTTTGACTGGAGGCAAGAAACCAGGCGGGAGAGAGTCCCATCCGCACCAGCAAGAATTTTTATTGTGCCTTATCTTGCGGGGACCAAGAAGACCACTTTTTAGATTTACTATAAATCCTATTAGTAACTTCTATTTTAGTCATATTATAGTGCTCCATAATAGATTGAATACCAAGATACTCTCTACCTTCAATTATAAAAATTTTTTTAGGAAGTTTAATAAAATTTGAAATTCTTTTAGTTCTTTCTTCACCAGAAAGAGAATTCCAGTGATTTTTTACAGAGTTTTTGATATTATCTTTATGTTCTTTTGTAATGACTTGTAAAGGTCTAACCTCTTTTAATTTTTTACTAATTTTTAATTTATGTTCTTCACTTAATGGAGTTCTTCCTTTACTTCCACCACTTTTTCTATTTAAAAGATTATCTAATATTGATATTAGATATTTTTCGTGTTTTAATGCATCTTCTTCGGAAAGGTTTTTCTTTAAAAATAATATTTTATCTTTGGATGGTCTTGGAACATTATGATTTTTATGATATGCTCTGCGACCAGTTCCCTTTCCTATGTAATACGGAGTTCCATTTTCACGAAGATAAGCATAAGTGTAATAGGTCTTCATATCAATATTACATTTATAGTAATTATTTATATGAATGGCTCCACCACTTAGTTTTAAGAAACCAAGAAAAGTTGGGACAACTTTGATAGTTCGGTAATACCAAAGAATGCTATCAGAAATAGCACATCCCAGAGTTTGAGTTTGATAGCAAAAGGAATACCGAGTAGTCCCCCAATAAACTTTATCATCAAACCATTTTTGAAATCTCCCCACAACATGATTTGATAACCAAGTAGAAGGAGAAAGTTCCCGATATATCTCAGGATACATGTTTTAGACATAAGGGGTTTGCTCCCGACCAGTGCTGTTAACGTCCATCCGTGACGATTAATCCCAATCTTCAATGTCATCAGGATCAATGTAGCATGGTTGATCAGTCAACCATTTCGCATATTCAATATCTTCCATTGCAACAGAACATTGCATAGAATTATCAAACAAATAAACGTCATTCCACCTTTTAGAATAATAATCTTGCGTTTGAAGACGAAAATCTGGTTTTCCGTTTAGTTCAATAATTCCCTTTTCAACGAATCTAAATCCTTCTCGTTCAAGAATAACTTTGGTACTCATGCAACCTCAATGGACTCAAGATCGGCAAGAACATATTCCATAAGCATTTCGTAGTCATCAAGAGGATCACCTGAAAATACTACTCCCTCGTTCTCATAAAAACGACGGACCTTTTTATAAAGTTTCGGACTCTTTACATCAAGGTAGATTTCCCCGTTAGCAGCGAGACGAAGAGTGCTAACATCTTTCTTGAATTTTTGGATCAGAGACATTGTTTTGTTTTGTTTACTCTAGTATTATAAGGGTTTGAGACTTGTACGTCAAGTGTGCCAGTTAAGGAACTGGCGATCGGGGTATTCAGATTTGAACTGAAATTATTCCTGCTCCCAAAGCAGGTGCCATGACCAAGTTAGGCGATACCCCGTTACACCGTTATTTAGTGCGGTGTATAAACATTATACCCATTATTGGAACGGTTGTCAACCCCATACCACATATAAACAACCAAACTGGACTATGTGCCAGATATTCTACAATATGAAAGATCATTTTACATATGCATGTTCAAGTGACCAAATAATCAATAAACCTATTATACCAAAAATAGTCATTGCTGAAAATATTGTGCTACTCATATTTTCTTTTTCCATATAAAAGATTAGTTAAGAGTAATTTTAAGAAATGGAAATAATGGTGGAATAACACCAATCAACCTTAAAAGTCCCTCAGCAAATAGAGCAAGAACCACCCAACCGACGCACATACTAATGATAGAAGCATTACGGTTGTGTCGTCGTATTGCTGCATCGATCATCTCCTTAACTTCTGAGCGTGTAATAAACTCTTCATGCTCATACATCATTTTTCATCACCAAGAAACTTTGCCAGAGGGTCTCTCTTGGTTTTCACAATTTCGACTGCTCTTTTATAGAACATATTGTCCATATTACCAGAAGATTCGAATGTCTCCTTGATCTTCACCCAATTGTCATAGGTGTGCTGATCCATAGGGTTTTAAGTTGAATACTACTAATTATACTAGTGAGTATTTCTACTATGTCAAGTTTGTGTTGATACAAAAATATAGATTAAGAAAATCTAAAATTTTGTAATATTTGTAAACGGTAGCGGTTAGATTTGAACTAACGGAGGTGTTACCCTCATTTGTTTTCAAGACAAACGCAATAAACCGGACTCTGCCACGCTACCAATAAAAATATTATATATCAATTAAATGGTATTGTCAAGTTTTATTCTATTAGAAATATCTATATTTCTTGCATTTTGATATAAAGTTAGTGGTCCAGCGCCACTAATAAATCCAGTAACAGTACACATCCATTTTTGAGAAGAACCAATCTTCCCTGCTTTGCTAGATATTTCTATTCTTTCGTCTTTTGTTAAAGAAAATATTCCTGTTTTATTTTTTAAGTTTTTCAATCCAGATTTTCTAGACCATTCTTTTCTTTCATCTTTTGTGTATGAATATATTCCCTTTTTATTTTTTTGTTGCTCCATATTAAATTTTTTACTATTATTAGACCTCTGTTCGGTGGTCAAAGAAAAAATTCCAACTCCTTTTTGTTTTGTAGTATTGCCATTCTTCTTACAATGTTCAATCCAATCTTTTTTAGATCTAGAAAAAATTCCCTTTTTATTAGTTTTAGTTTTTGTTCCACCTTTACGACAATACTTTTTACTTATTTGACCTCCACAATTTTCATTTAAACAATTTTCATCATCTTTATAATAAGGTCTTATCAACCTTTGCTCCATATGATTTGCTTCTTCTCTAGTATCAAATAATTCTAATATTTGTTTTTTTGGAGTGTAAAAATCCCAACACCATTTGTGTGTTTTAGGTGACCCCCAATATTCTTCATCATACAATTTCTCTTCGTGCATTCCATAATAGTAATATGGAACTTCTTCAAAAGTAATTTTATATGTATATATTCTTGGAGAACACATAACTGCTCTTAACTTGGTGGTTATTATTATTTATACAGGAAAAGCACCCAAAGGTGCTTTATCCCAACCTGAAAAGAACCACCAAGTCAGGCAAAATTATTTATCTTACCTCAAAATCTAATTTTTTAATTTTTCTTTTTTTTCTTTCTTCCTGCCAGATTAAATCTTCGGTTTTTAAAATATTTTTATCTTTTTTGTCAATTATATTATTCAACATAACAACAGAGGATAAGTCAACTGCTGAAATCTTATCTCCACGAATAGTTGCCATATTTGAGCAACCACAAGATACTGTTTTGCTAGGATGCCCTTCTATCTCTCTGTTGCACGACTTGCAACGAATACGTAAATTTTCCATTTTTATTATGAAATCAATTAATAAAATTTATTGTTGCTGAACGAATGGTTGTACTTGATATGGATCTACTGGTTGTTCTTCAGGAACTTCAATAGGGGTTTGTTCAGAATCTTCGATTGAAAGTTTAGCAGTTTTTTCAGTAAATGATCTTAACATCCAAACAAATTTACCATGAGATTCCATCAAATCTTGAGAAATACTAGCAGTCGCATACTGCTTTTGTAATTCTGCTTCCTCAGATAAAGCAGTAAGTAATTCAATTAAAGTGAGATTATCAATCATCAAACGCTTGATCATCTCATCAGATTTTATAATCGGTTTACCAGGGATAATTTGTTTTTGTCCCATTTCGTCAATTTGGGATGTGTTAGATCCTTCACCAACTGTTGCAACCTCAACCATTCTTGTGAGAGTTCCAATTGGACGAACATTCATAAAACGCATATGTTCACTGATACGATCAATTTCTTCAAACATAGTTTCATATTGTTCACCAAAAAGTGTATGAAGTTGTTGAAAATCAGTCCCTACCACATTCCAATGAAAAACCCATGTCTTATGAAAAAGGACAAAAAGATTTGCCTGCACATCACTAATGAGTTTGTATAATTTTTCCATTACACCAATACTTTTTTCAAGTATTTATAAAGTGGGCGATACTGGATTCGAACCAGTGACCTAATCCTTGTAAGGGATCCGCGCTACCGCTGTGCCAATCGCCCAATAAATCAATCAGGATAACTAGATTGTAGCATAAATTCTACCGTATTTGCTATATCATTCATAGCATCACGAAGAAATGGTTGTTGACCAGATTCTTGCCTACGAACAGGGCGAGAGGAATCACATAAAGTCCACCGCCATTGTTGCATAGATTCACAGTACCAGAGTGTTATTTTCATTTTTTAAATGCTCTAGTTTAATCAGATTTGAGAAGGGGGAATTTTCATCCCCCCAATTTACACTATGTAGACAGAATATCAGAACCTAAACTGGGTTTGAATCACACCACCATAGTTAGAGGAAGCATTCTTGAATCCCTGATTATTAGAGACATAGAAGATTGCAGGAGTGATGCTGATATTATCACTCACACGATAACGATAGAAGGTTTCCCACATCAGAGCATCCTTTTTAAGGGAAGCAGCGTTGCCAGGAGCACCGATGGCAAAACCAGCAGCATTACCCTTAGCAAATACATCTGCCCACTGGACACCAGCAAACCAAGTCTGAGACTTAGTAGCAGCACGGGGAGTAGCAGGACCTTCTACAGTGTTCCAACCATAAGCACCAGAGATTGAAGGAACAATGCCTGCCTTCTTAGGTTGCCAATAAGCATTCAGAGCATAACCGTTAGAGGTTTGATTAGCAGCAAGAGTGCCAGCATTACCAGCAACACCGTTGAAGGTACGAACACGAGTGCCTTCAGTACCATAACGATAACCAAATGCAATGCCGTACTGAGGAGCACGATAACCAAACTGTGCCAGAGTATTCAGAGCACCAGATTCATCAAATTCACCTTTGCTAGAATCAGAACCGTTCTGGGCAACATAGTTTACACCAGCAACGAAACCACCTTTACCTTTCTTGGTAGGTTGTGCCCACTGAGCACCGAAACCAGAACCAGTTGCCTTGTTATAGACACCAGGAGCGCCTGCAACAGCGAAGAAGTCCAGAATGTCAGACTTATAGGCAGTAGGAATCCATGCCATCTCAGTGTTACGAACGATAGCACCAGCAGTCAGAGTCACACCTTTAGCAAGTGCAGGGAACTGATAGTACAGACGGTCAAGTTGCACAGCATTGGCAAAACTTTCTGCCTTATCCAGTTTGAACAGAGACGAGGAAGAACCAAAGGGTTGACTGGAGAAATTACCAGAACGCAGACGAGTCTTCAGCAAATCCTTACCAGTGAAAGAAGTATCAAAGTTCAGACGAACATCATAGTTGAATGCTGTGTTGCCAACGTTAGAATTATTAGCAAGACGAGCGCCTTCTACACCACCAAGAACGAAGGTTGCTTCACCACGTAGTTTAGATGTAGTGGAGAACTGAGTTGCTTGAAGTTGTCCAACTTGTGCTTCGAGTTTATCAACACGACCACGAATAACTAGAAGTTCTTCAGAAAACTCTTTCGAAAGACGTTGGAGTTCATCAGTTACTTCGGTTACACGATCAAGGCAAGCATTCAGAAGTGCTGCTGCCTCATAACGGGTCATTGCCTTACCACCACCATAAGTGCCGTTAGGATAACCAGCAACGCAACCATAACGCTCTACAAGGTTGCTGAGTGCCTGATATGCCCAATCGGAAGGTTGAACATCAGAGAATTGAGTGACGCTTGTTGCCTGCTCAGAGGAGTATTGATTGACTGCTGCAATATTAAGGTCTGCGGCATTCGCAACAGCAGGAGCAATCATACCAAGAGCAACAGGTGCAAGCATCAGTTGTTTGATTTTCATAAAAATGTTTTTTGTGTACTAAACGACAATGTAAAGATTTACAACAATGCAAATCTTCGTTATTTAGGGAGTCTTAAGCAAACCTTAAGATGAGAGTATCTTAGAGCACTTTGAGTCTTATGTCAACTAAGATTTGGTTAAGAAAGCGTGATCACGGATTCGAACCGAGGAGATCTCCTTGGAAGGGAGGAATGTTACCACTACATCAATCACGCATTTGGAAGAGATTTCTCTCTTCCGAGCACTTCCTTCACACAAAAGAAAGTATAAAACATAATGAGTATTATGTCAAGCCCCCGATCTGATTCGAACAGACGACCAACGGTTTACAAAACCGTTGCTCTACCACTGAGCTACAAGGGCAAATGGATAAGGCAGGTGCGGTATCTCCATACGGTTCCCATGCTCCTTTTACTTTCCTTACCTATCCAAACGGGGGTGATCAAATCCCCGACCTAAATTCTAGACTTTAGGATTTAGAGGAAGACCCAGAAATTTCCAGACCTTCCAACTGGGGTGACTGGATTCGAACCAGTAACCTGCGAGTTAACAGCTCGACGCACTGCCATTGTGCTACACCCCATTGCTTATTCAGTTAAACTTGGAGAATAAATCTCCAACAGGCACGGCTGGACTCGAACCAGCAATCGGCAACTTAGAAGGTTGATGCATTATCCATTATGCTACGTGCCCATAAAGTAGGTTCCTATCGCCGCCACTCCTGAACCTACCGAAGGGGAGTGTCGCAGTTGATCTCTCAACCCTCATATTATAGGGTATTGAGAGTCATTCGTCAACCCTTTGCTTCCTTACGGGCGTTTTTCTCTTCAGTGATCTCAGTCCTACGGGTCTTGACAATTTTAGAAATTTCTTGAAGTGCTTTACGAGCACGGGTGCCTGCTGCGTTGTTTCCAGCAACAAACTTTTCATCTTCAACTTGCCACGCTGCAACTGCATCTGTGAGTTGTTGTACTGTTTCTGACATAATAATCTCCAATAAAATAAGATATGTTTATATATGTAAGAAAAGGGAGTGCAAACTCCCTTAACTAAATCAAACTTCTACCGTGATCAGTCGGTTAGCATATTCATGAGCATAAGATGTGCGAGCACCATGAATGCCCCAACCAATCCAACTATACGCATAGTCCATGTAACGATTGATAGATTTTCCAGGAGTTTTCATCCTGTCAGCAATTCGTTTCCATTGAACCTCAGTCGTTAGATAACCAAGTTGCGTTTGAAAAGATGATGGATTTCCACCAAATCTCTTAGCAAAATCACCCAATCCATAATAACGATCGGCAGATGTCCATTGGATCAGACCATAACCACGACCGCAGTGATGGTACTGAGTCCTACTACCACCTTCACAAATATTAGGCACGAACATAGATTCTTGCTTAATATTGCCCAGGATAGTAGCAAGGGCGTTTCTGTCTTTAATTCCTTGCTCTTGGAAATAATCCACAGCAAGTTGTTCATGTTCTGAACACCCTTTACAAATTAGCCTTTTCTCTTTTGGTTTTTCGGGAGCAACCTCTCGGATTGCTGTCTTCTTTTCATCTACAAGATTTAATTTAATTGTCTCTTCCAATGGCGGAGGAGGACCTTGCATCTTGTAGTTGACGAATGGCAGTGTTGTCGTACTGGTTGTAACCGATGCCAAAAGGGGCAGGGCTACAGTAAAGAATTGTTGCATTAATTTTAATTGAACTCTACATCCGTATAGAAAGGGGGTACACCCAACCTCTCGGAGGGCACTTTCCACGGCTCTAATTTCACATCACAGTCTCATAACGAAATCCCTGATGTGGGATTTTTCATATTAAGTTAATATTTAGGATTTGTCAACTATCCTCAGACACTTCTTCATCCGTCTCTTCTGGTTCGGGAAGCACTACACCAATTTGAGTCAAATATTCAATCACACCCTGAACTTTAAGAAAAAGTTCTCTTTTTGCAGATGCTTGACCTTGAAGGGATTCAAGTTCTTGAGACAGAGTTTGGCGTTGTTGCAAAAGATTTGTAAGATGTTCTTGTTGTTCGGTCATAAAAATAAATTTGAACTATTGATAGTATATCATATTTTTCATAAATACTTCAAGTCCTACAAAATAGAAAAATGAAAAGATTACTTTTAATCTCTTCGTTATTCTTCATTACTCCTGTAAGTGCTGCTGAAATTACATCAAGAATTACTGATTCTGTTCAACTTGGTGTCCAGGGTGCTGCGGTACAATCAACTCGAATTGGAGCATCATATTCTGCTTCAGGTACAAATATTAAAGCAAATACATTCGGCGGTGTAGGTGGTGCTGGAAGTTACGACATCAATACGGCAGGTCAAGCATTCAGTTTCTCAGAAACAAGCAATGTTGCAGATACACCAGTAACTACTCAAACAGTAACAAATGGTGTTATTGGAACACCAAATCTATATGGAGATAGTGTAACTCAAGTTGGTGGGGATAAGGGTACTCTTGCTGGTACATTATCACCTACTGGTGTTCCTACTGTTACTGCTGGTGGTGCTGGAACTACAGCAACTGCACAGCGTAGCATCGAGTTGAGCGTATTCAAATGAGATACATAACTCCCGCATTGCTTTTAGCAGCGGGAGTCATTTGTACTCCTGCTTATGCTGAACAAGTGGTTCCCAACTTTACTAGGGGAACTATTAATGCAACAACAGAAACAATTACAAAAATTGTAGAATCTATACGCCAGGTGGAATACACAACTGGCACATCTTATACTGTGACGGGAACAAATATTAATATTCCAGGAACTCCTGCTCCTGGAGCAAATTATAGCATTATGACTCAAGGTGCCCCATTTCAATTCAGTGAGACCATATTAGGCACTGGAGTGGCTAAGGAAACATGGATAGACAGAACTACAGAACAAAAATCTACCACAAACTCAGTTTCTGTATTTACCCAATAATAATTCTTTTACTCACTGCATCGGGTAGAGCACAACAAGCACCAAGTAATACCAATATTGCAGGACCTTCTGCATCTGCTACTGGTAATGTAACCAATCAGGCAGTTCAAGTATTACAAGGTCCTTATGCCATGAATACTTATGGTGGTGGTGTTTCTTGTCAGGGTCCAACAATGAGTTTATCACCATTTATATTAGGAAATATGAATGGTAGTGCCGATCCAGAAGCATTCCAAACGCATAATGGTAATGCTGGTGTCAGTATGGGTTTCAACTTTCCTTTAGATGGTAGTTTAACCGAATTGTGTAAAGAAAGAGCACGAACAGAAATCAAAAGGCAACAGAGTGAAGTAGATAAAAGTCGATTAGATTTTGAATTAGTTAGATTATTGAAGTGTGGTGAAGCAATTAAGAATGGTATTACCTTTCATCCAGAAAGTCCATATCATAAAATTTGTGCTGACGTAGTTGTGAGGTATCCTAATGGAACCAATACAGCAAATAAATAATGCCAACGGAATTGCCAATATAAAGAACAATACCAACCAAATACCAAAAGTTGGCATTAATGGTCCTAGTGTCATTTCAACAATAGAACCACCAGTACTTCATAGTGTAGAGGTTCCAGTTGTTCGTGGAATGGCACTTCCAGTATTTGAAATGCCAGATACTTCAATCAAGTATCCAGTTATTAATGTTCCTACACAAGAAGAGTTTGATGCTGCAGTAAAAGCAGAGAAAGAAAAGGAACAACAAGATAAGGGCGAAAAGTCAAGAGGATTACCAGATACCTCCCCCCCTCAACTACCTCAGGTTGCTCAAACTCCTCCTCCTCAAGTGCCGATTGCTGAAATACCAGCAGATAAACCAATAACTACACCAACTTTTAGCGTCTATGGAGTCAATATTAATTTACCTGACCCTTCTCTTGTTGCTACGGCTGGTGCTGTCGCAGTAGTAACCACTGCCGCCACAATAGCATCTACAACAGTTCTCAATGCTCTCAAAAATGCAGCAGAACCAATCATCAAAGAAGCAACCAAGAACAAATTTAAAATTAAAATCAAACAAGTCAAACCCGTCCTACATTATGTTCTAGCAGAAGAAGGTCATATTGATATCTTTGAATATTCTGCAGAAGGAACTCGTCTAGTAGAACAAGTAACTAATATAGAACAATACATTCGGGATCAAGTTGAAATTAATGCTCTCTATGAGATTGATAATAAAATAATTATTGATGATGTAATAAAAGATAAATTTACAAAAGAAGGCAAAGAAAGATTTAAACCTCTCTTTGCCCCCGCTAAAAAAATTGCTAAAAAATTAGCAGCTCGACTTTCTTTTTGATTCTAGTAAAGCAAAATCCTTCACTTTGGTTCCTCCTGAGTATTCCCAAGCATATCCGTCAGAGATCATACGATCATTAAGACATACATCATCAACATATAACCTTCCAAGAATTCTCCCATACTTTTCAGTCGAATCTGGAAGTTCTGTTTTAATAAGAATATTTTTTTTACCATCAAGATTTTTCTTTAACCATTCCTTAACTTCTAATCCAAGTGCTTTTTCTTTGATATCGGTTGTACGACTTTCTGGAGTATCAACACCACTAAGGCGTACTCGCTTAGTAAGAGAAATATCGAACCCAAGATCAATGTCCGCATCGATTGTGTCACCATCAACTACTCTTAATACTTGTTTTACTCTGTAGATATATGGGTCTTTATCCGCCATTTATTTGATTTGATATACTCTTACTAATATTTATCAACCAATAATACTATCCCTCCACTCTTCACTCATATTCACCATAATAACTTCTGCTTGTTCTTGAGTATCAGCATATCCCTCATCAAGAAGGTGCGAAAGAACGATGCTGTAAATATCCAATTCTTCATTTTGATTTTGTTCTGGTCTGGTGTTCCCTCGCAGTGGTTTTAAACCCCGGCGGCGACGATTTTTATTTCCAAAACCTCTGTCTCCAAAATCAGAATATCTTGCCCCTTTGCCTCCAGTTGATTTTTTATCTCGTGGACGTTCATCGCGAACTGCAATATTAAAAGCATTAGCAGTATCTCTTGAGGTCGTATGAGGACTCCACTGTTTTGCAATCATTTTGTCTTTACGAGGACCTTCGACCATCGCTTCATCCAACTGACTATAAACTTCCAAGTATGCTTCTTGAAGACCGCAAAGTTCTTGTGAATCCATTTTGTGAATACTTTTTAGTTATTTATTAAAATGGCAATTTGAACTTCTCAGTATTTATCTTAGGAATAGGTAATTTTTCAAATGCTTTCGATAATTGTTTCTCTACAACAGCACCAACAAACTCTTCTGGATTATCTAGAATCTTTTGTGCTTTTTGATAAGTAATGTATGCTCCTACACAAAGAGCACCACTAATGGTGAGACTTGTGATCGATAGGATCAGACTCAGATGTTTCATCTTGCATCTCCAAATATGCTAACTTTAATATGTAGTAAATTACATATGCGGCAAATATCAAACCAGAACAAAGAATTATAATTACGCCCCAAGGAAATTCATTCACTCCAAACACCCTCTTCTTTATGAATCCAGACTTTTAAATCTTTAACGTATTTTCTTAAAATTTGTGCTTGTTCTTCGTGCCAAAAATCACCCGTCTCCATATGAAGGCGAGTGTGATTATCTATTGCTTTAAGTATTTGATGAATTGGGGCGTTCCAACATTCACGCTTGGGAGTATTCCACTCTCTTGGCATAAAACCTCATTATTTTTTCTTACCACCGTTTTTTGCTTTCTTTGCTGTAGCATTGCCCTGGTTCTGCTTGGATTGTTTTCCTCCA